AACTCAATCGACGTCAGCGGTATCTACGCCGGCCGCTACGTCGCCAAGGTCCGGGCAATCAACTCGCTCGACATCGGGTCTGTGTTCGCCACCTCGATGGAGACCGTGCTGGCCGGCAAGACTACTCCGCCGCCCGTCGTGTCATTCCTCACGGCCGAGTCGATCGTGTTCGGCATCAAGCTGAAGTGGGGCATCCCGCAGGACCTGAGCACCGCCGACCTGCAGCGCACGGAGATCTGGTACAGCCAGACCAACGTCATCGGCACGGCCGTGAAGTTCGGCGACTATGCAAACCCGCAAACCGACCTGACGATCATGGGCCTGGCCGCCGGCGTGCGGTTCTTCTTCTGGGCGCGCCTGGTAGACCGGATCGGCAACGAGGGTGCTTTCTACGGCCCGGTCAACGGTCAGTCATCAGCCGACGCCGGGCCGATTCTGGACTACCTCAACGACCAGATCACCGAGACTCAGCTCAGCCAACATCTGCTTGAGAAGATCGACTCCGGCGGCGGCGCGCAGATTGAAATCGACGCGCTCAAAACCGAGCTTGCCGCGATGTACAGCATCAAGACCCAGCTCACCGTGGACGGGAAGCCGTATCTGGCCGGGATCGGCGTCGGCGTTGAGAACAACGAAGGGATCATCACGAGCCAAGTTCTGATTGCTGCCAGTCGCCTTGCAATCATTGATCCGAATACGACTGACGTCTTCTATCCATTCGTTGTTCAGAATAATGCGGCCTACATAAAGACTGCATTTATTCAGGATGGGTCAATAACGAATGCGAAGATCGGAAACTATATTCAGTCAAATAACTACGTACCTAACTCTACTGGCTGGAAGCTGTTTTTTGACGGAACATTTGAGATAAATGGCGCGCTAGGGGGTAAAGCCAGACAGGTTATTAATAACTTTGGCGGCAAGGTTTATGATGAGAACGGCGTTAAGCGCTATCAGTGGGGGGACTTAAACGCATGAGTTATGGAATAAGAACCTGGGGGGCGGATGGAGCCCTGCAGCTGGATGAAAACTCTTTTACGATGCGGGTGGTGTTATCGACACTTGTTTTCGAAACTGGGGGATTCACGGACTTTCCAGTGCCCGGCTGTACTCCGCAAAATTGCAGTGCTGTGGTCGTGCCGCTCGGCCCGCTTTCGAACCCAGCCACCCAGGACCCCTATGCTATTCAATTTGAGCCGGAGGTCCTGAATGGGGTAGTGCGGGTTTGGAAGGGGCATCGCACCGCAGTACAGGGGATCTTCGCACGTGGCACCCAGCGATTAATAGTTATGAGGTTCAAGTAATGAGCTACGGAATGCAGTTTGTTAATTCCGGAAATGTTACTACCCTAGACTCGGAATTTTCGCGATTGTCTATTATGTCGTCAGGCCGATTCACGCCGGGCGCAGACGGTTTTAATTCCTATACGAATTTCGTGAGACCAGTAACTACTCAAGAGCCGCCTCTGGTCTTTGTTAAAATGGATCGCGTGTCCGGCTCAATGGGGTTTGGGTGGGCGCAAGTCCAAGGTGCGGCGGGTAATTGGACCGGGTTCTCAATGATCCGATATAGCATCAATACCGCGCCTTTAAGTGGGGAATATTTTGCAGCCGCGTTTCAAGCCGCCCCCGTGGCCCGGTACGGTTTCAGGCTATGGGATGCTTCAGCAAAACTGATCGCAGATAGCGGAACCCCAAGTGCCTTGTTTACTAGTGGCTCTGCCGCATGGTATTACGTCACTGCTAGTAAAAACTCGCAAGGGCAAGATGTCATAACCTTTGCTACCCCCTACAGTTTTTCTACTAGCGATTTTTTGTTATTAAATAACTTCGGGATGGATGTGGCAGGCGCCCGGCTTCGCTCGGCAAAGCTCTATTGCCTTTGGAACTTCAGTACGGGGCAATTAAACGCAGTTACAATAGGCACAACAAACGTTGTGACGCTATACATTCCAGCCATTTTTGCGAGGCTATCAAACAATTGAGTAAATAACGGGCCGGGTTAACCAGTCCGATATACAAATTTCACAGAGGCCCGCCAAGCGCGGGTTTTTTATTACCTGGAGAAAACCATGCCCGTCACCCAGCAGCAGTTGCTACAGATCCTCCCGAACGCCGGCGCCAAAGCCGGCGTTTTTGCACCCGTGCTCAACGCGGCAATGCAGAAGTACCAGATTGTCGGCACGCTGCGCACTGCTGCCTTCATTGCCCAGGTCGGCCACGAGTCAGGCCAGTTGCGCTGGGTCCGCGAGATCTGGGGGCCTACCGTTGCCCAGGCCGGCTATGAGGGCCGCAAAGACCTCGGCAATAACGTGCCTGGCGATGGCTCCAAGTACCGCGGGCGAGGCCTGATCCAGATCACCGGCCGCGCGAATTACAAAGCGTGCGGTGATGTTCTGGGCCTGGACCTGGTCAATCAGCCGGAGCTGCTCGAGCAGCCGCAGTACGCGTGCATGTCTGCCGCCTGGTTCTGGGCGAGCAGGGGCCTGAACACCCTGGCCGATGCCGGCGACTTCGCGAAGATCACGAGCAAGATCAACGGTGGCCAGAACGGCGCCGCTGATCGACAGGCACTGTACGCGGTCGCTTTGAAGGTGCTGGCGTGAGCTCGGCCGCTTGGCGGGTGGCCTGCATCGGCCTGGGGCTGATCCTGCTGCTGGCTGCGGGCGCCGCCGGCGGGGTCTGGCTGGCTGCCCAGCATTACCGTCCGCTGCTCGATGCCGCGAACTCTGACCTGGCCACGGCCAAGTCCGCGCGCGATAACCTCCTGACGCTGACCGGCGAGCAGAACGCCGCGCTGGCCGGTATGGCCCAGGCCGCGAAGACACGCGAGGAGGCCGCCGCGCTGGCTGCGTCCAAGGCCAAGAAGCTGGCAGAGGGCGACTACGCCGCGGCGAACCGTCTGCTGCAAGAGCGAACCGGTGGTGACCCGGCCAGTGCGGCAGGGTCGATCATCGATCAGGAGTTGGGGTTATGAGGGTGCTGCTGATGGGGTTGGTGGTGTTGCTGGCGGGATGCGCGGCCCGGGAGCCGGAGGTGCGCACTGTGCGGGCGGAGGTAGCTGTGCCTGTGCCGTGCCGGGCGCCGGACGTGGCGGTGCCGCCCTGGGCGGCAGCGGGCCTGAAGAAGACCGACAGTCTGGAGGTGAAGGTGCGCGCGCTGCTGGCCGAGCGCAGGCAGAGGATGGGGTACGAGGGGGAGTTGGTCGCTTCGGTCTCGGCTTGCCGGTGACCTGCGGGTTTACGTTACGAGCGTGTGCCAGTTAGCGCGAAAGCCTGGAGCTCGAGGTTGTTCCTCATTCTCTGCATAGAACCGCCATTGCGGCCAGGAAATGCCGGACATCAAAAAGCCCGCACGTGCGGGCCTAAGTCGAGCATCAAGGGGGGGGAGTATTAGCTCGACTCAGTAAGTATAGATAAGGAAAAATATCGGAGAACAGCATGCAAAGAAAAGCCCGCGATGGGGGAACGGGCTTAAGGGGTGTTCACGAGGAGCAAGGATAAACATAGGCGCTCGACTGTGAAATGGATGTGAAAGGCCAGCGTAACCCATACCTACAATCTATTCTCGGTACATCAACAGTCGGTGCTGGAGTCTATGGTCACCTATCGAATCGAGAAAACCAGCAAGGGGTGGGCGATGTTCAGAGCCCGTAAATTTCGACCTGTAATCGAGGCTGAGACGAAGGAGGCGTTGGTGAAGCTAGCCGCCCAAGCATTGGCAGGCAGCCGAGTGGCGGTGCGTATTCAGAACAAAAACGGCACTTTCCAGGAGCTGAGGTTCTAGGCCGAAACGAAAAGCCCGGCACTAGGCCACGCTTCTGGGTCAGCGATTACGCTGGCGGCCTGATCATTAAGCCTCCACTGGTCGCTTGGTGTGGCGTTGCACTGAACGCTCCAATCGGCCTGACATCTACCCCTATAGACGAATAGGGGCTCCAATGAGAGAAGCACAGCGAAAACTGGCCATGACAGCCTGGCGCAAGCTATTCGTTCTGGCCATAAGCGAAACTCGCGCGGAGGAAAAGTATTTCATGTTGTTGAAGAGGGCCGACGACATGGAGCGCGCGGGCCTCATCACTAGCGAGGAATGGCGAAAGCTTGTCCAACAGGCAGGGACGTCTCTTGCTGGCACCGCAGAGTGTATGGGCGGAGCAGGATAAGGCGGAACGAAAAAGCAGACGCAGGAAGCGTCCGATGATCGATTCCAGATCAGCTTAATTTGAGAGTAGGGAGCCACGCCTGGTGAGAAGAATTCCCTCCGCGGACGTAAGAAGGCACCCGAGCGGATCGGCTATCAGCCCATACCTGAATTCTCCAGTGATCATTTCCAGATCAAGAAGATCCCTCAGGCCCAGTAAATTGTCGTCCATGTCACCGGTCAACGAGAACGAAGAGCGTGCTTCAACGACCGAGAGCTGAGTTATCAAGCTCTTGAGAAGGGCCGAGTTTTCCTGAATTAACATCGCTGGTGCCTGCGTGTGCCTTTGGTGGCATAGAGCCCACGGCGGCTATTTCGTTCACTTTTATGTTCATCAGGGGGAGGGCATGGGCATAAAAGGGCAGAGCGAAAAAGCCCGGCACGGGGCCGGGCTATTTCCAGAGGGGGGGCGCTGATCCGTCAGCTGGTTTGAGTGTAGGGCAGTTACTAGGCGGTCGGTAGCGAAAAACCAGGGTGTGTCGTAATCGACTACTACTTGCCTGCAAGCGACATTGGGACTGGCGCAAGAACGAAAAGCCCGGCTCTACCCCTCGATATTACGATGCAGTGTAGAAATCAGCCCGTATCCTGAGCCTTCAGCCTGGCAAGCCCTTTCTAGATGCGCCCGGCATTGAGGCGGATGGCGCTTAGTTTAACGGTTCTGGAGTTGAGCTAACCAATAATTAATTTGAATTTCATATTTGGTGTACACGATCACGCAACCAACAATGGCAGGAATAGTGGCTAGAAACATAAATAGTCCCATTGTGCACTTAACAACGGTTTTCTGGTGGTTCACATTGGTTTTTGCTTTTCTTATAAGTTTTTGTAGGTTTTTTGGGTATGTTTCTATTTTTTTTGAGATATTTTCGAATGATATGCTTAAGCTGCTGTTTAATCTCTGGATGTTAAGCAGTTGGTTGATAAGTACTGCGATAAGTATCAAGGTGGTAATGAATAGTCCTGCAAGCGTGGAAAATATTTCTATGTTGTCAGTGGCCTTGCTTAAGGTTACAAAGGCAACGAAAGA